GTTTTATTAGCCCATGATTGAGTATTCTTGGTGGCTTTCTTCAGCTCAGCCGACAACTTGCCACTTTTACCGATCAAGTCGATAGTGAGTGTTGCAATTGATGACATAGTTAAGTTCTCTTACGTTGGCGCCAAGGACAGGTATTTAAAAACGCTTCTGTTTCACGTTGCTTTTTATTTTGTTCAATTTTGCGCTGCTCTGAACGGTCGAACGTTAGCCCCATGTTTAATCCTAGATGGACTAAACGAAGCTCTAGTTCTTCAGCTGGCAAACGTGAATGTAATTCGTAGATTGAGCAACCTAAGTTATCTGCTAAATTGCAGAGCGCATGTAACTCAGGCTGCTTTTTTAGTTTTTTTCAATAGCTTCAAGATTATCTTGAGATAGGTTTGTAAAGAACAAACCTGTTGTGTGGATCATTCCAAGCTGCTCTACATCCATTAGTTGAGGTAGTTTTGCAGCTTCTTTGTCATCATACTTACCGTGAAGCATGTAATAAGTGTTTCGCTGAGCTAGCTTTTCTAGCTTTTTAGGATCAGCATTTTTATCGGAGAACACATCTCTTGCTTTCACTTCATCAGTAGCCGGCAATCGATGTAATTCAATCTTACCCACACCTTTTACGTCAAACACACGTGTGGATGTGGCGAGTTTACCCGCCATGATTTCTGCTGCAGTAATCATTAGGCACCTGCCCCTACAGTATCAAAATTAACTTCTTGCAGTTTGCCAATACATGCAAACATTTGCTTACCAGTCTCTTTGCCTGATTCACCCGAAAAGTAATCTTGAGGAACAAATACAAAGTTAATAACACGACCGCTAGCACGAGTAATTTTCATGCTGATATTTGTGAAAGCTTCAACCTGATCAGTAAATGCTTTTTGGTCTGCATTACCAGGTATATCTCGCATGACTAATTCAAAATCTTGATCTTCAGGAAGCGCTTTATCGAAGTATGAACGCCTTGTAGCGCCAATATCGGTATCATCTTCCCATTGTTTGCCTGAGTTTACCTGTGGTATTACGTCAATTCCTGGTAAAAATTTGTCAACAGCTTGCTCTCCTGTTGAACAAAATTGCAGTGTTGAACCATGTGAGTCAACAGTATCAGCTGCTAGGCCAGTTGCTGGAATTGGATCTGGCATTTTACACCTCGTTAATTATGTTGTGATAATGAAAAATGTATTCGTATGACTCACGATATAACTTTGAGCCAGTATCGAAGTCGGGTATGCGGCGATTTTTTAGTGCTAATTGCACTTTCACATCTGTATCGACAAACCCTTTTTTGTTGAAAGTTGATTCAATTTCTTTCGCTATTGCTTTAGCGTTAACTGGTAATTTGCTGTAGCAATCAAATTGCACAAGTGCTTCGCTTTGGTTATCTTCCATGTGAATTTCTATAGGCGTGTCATCATCAATCACAGTCAGCAAAATATAGTTATCTTTGCTGTTGTGGTTTTCCGTCAGATGGAAGTTTTCACCAATAAGCGCCACCAAACCTTGTGATGATAAAGCTTTTGTTCTTATGCTATTTTCTATCATTGTGCTTTGTTCTTTTTAGCTATACGGCGTTGCGCCATTTGAATTCGTTTTGCTAAGCGGTGATTGATTACTACCACGACCTGGTTTGTCCGCTTTTGGAATGCTTGGCGAATAAATGGTTGAGCCTTTTGATTAGTAGTCCCGTATTCAACCTGCACTATATAAGGGACTCTAAAAACCCCTACTTTTACCAGTGATACAACGCCTTTACCAAAACGCTTTGTTTCTGCACCTGTGCGATTTGTGCTGGCGCGAATTTTAATGCGAGATTTTAAAAAGCCAGGGCGGATTTCTACTTTTTGGCCGCTTTTAGTTTTAACTATGCGGGCAAGTTCAGATTCAGGTGCATTACGTTGCATACCTTGCTGATATTTCACAGCACCTTCACGGATAGCGCTTGTCATAATACCTGTCGCTTTTTTCGCACCTATCTCTTTAGAAATATCCTGTAATGCTTGTTCCATTTGCTTTAAACCCGAGATATCAATTCCTGCATCAAGCATTGGTGGTCTCCTTTACAGCAATAATGGTTTGAATATTTTCGAAATCTTGATTTATTGGTTCACCAATAATTTCAAATTGGCGCTGCTTAAATGTGATTTGGTGGGTTGCTTTAATTTTACTGCTATAACGACAGGTTATTGTATGGGTAACCTCCCCCGTTAACTGGCCGCTTTGCTCTAGTTCTTTAGACGCTCCAGTATGAATGTTCACCCATTTAAAAAATTCATGCGCGAAAGAGTCCGTATTGTAGCCGTCATCTGACTTGGTATTTTTACCAAAGCTTACTTTGCAATTGTATTTAGCGGCTGGCATTGTTTTCATAATAGTTCTACCGCTAATTCGTTTGCGATTGCTTTAAATGCATTTGGCATGTCATAAAGCTGCACGGGTGCGGTGTCTTCACGGTTTCTAAACCAATCTGCTACTAAAATTAAAATGGCTTGTTTAGCAAGGTCGTATTTGTCTTTGTCAATTAACGTATTTACGTCAATTGCATCATTCACCACAGCTGCATGACCCATAACGCATTCTATTTGCACTGCATCTGCTACTTTAAAGCCTACTGCAGGCCAATTTCCGCCTAATTTTGGTGTAATGGTGGCTGTTAAGCCATGTTCCACAACGCGATACTCTGTTGGCTCAAGCGTTACATATTGACCCAATGTGTTTATGTATTTAATTGATGTGATGCTCCTAAGCGGCGCGGTTGGTAAAACAATTTCTTTACAGAATTTAGGCATAGCAAATTGCCATGTTTGTTCTACAAGTAAACGGCCAGTGCGTTGTTCAAACCGCTTTCGCGCTCTCGGTACCAAGGTTTGCAAATAATCATGGTGATCATCATCTGCATAAGTATGTGCTGCCAATTCTTCTACGGTGAATGGCTCAATCAAAGGTGCCTGGATTAGCTTTCGGAGCATTTTCATTGTTGTTACTCTTCGCTGTCAGTCGCATTAAGATCAACGATTTCTACTTTTAGCTCTTCGCTGCAATACTCTACTGCTGCTTTGTCACTTGATAGCTCACCAACCTTTATAAGGGGGTCAAGTAACTCTGCATCACCTTTTACAAGTGCGTTTGGCTCAAAAGGTTGACCAGCAATCACGCATGCAACCAGTACACGTGCTGTTATTGACTCTGGGTTCGTCTCAGGTGTTGGATCTGTTTTTTTAGCTGCCATGGTTAAGTCCTTACTTAAATAAAAAAGCCCCTTCTCAGGGGCAATTGGAGCATCAATTAAGCGGCTGCATTTTGGTAGTACTTAACAGCACCACCTACATCGATGCAGCGGCCACCTGTACGCATAAACGCTAAGAAACCAACTTGGCCTTTGCGGCTATACGCACTGTCTGTGAAACGGAAGAACAGCATTTGTGATACATCACGCACAATGTATTTAGAGAAATCACCAAACAACACCGACTTAGCGTTTGCTGCCATAGCTGGAATGTGTTGATTAGTGGCATATGGCTTGCCCAAAATTGTATTTGGTTCAGCTGACTCAATACCCGGTAACCAAAGTGGTCGCCCTTGACTGTCTTTAAGCTTCTTAACAATTTTGATTGATGAGTCGTTCATCATGTAACCGCACTTCATGCTACGGCGATAAGCAGGATCAACGCTGTGTTCTAGGTCAATAAGGTCATCTACAGTAATTGTGGCAATTTGGCCTGAACCGCCCACTTTACCCGCAGTGATATCTGCAAGAATACCGTGTGGCTTACCCGTACCATCACCATTAATAAATGCATCTTCTGATGTGCGGCCAATACGCTGGCCGATTAAGTTGTTAATGTAACCCTCAAGATCAAATTGAGTGTCTTGCAACAATTGGAATGGCACTGCAATGACTTTTGAGCTGATCATGTGCGTATCAATGTTACGCACACCGAATGAAGTATCTTCGTCATTTGCTGTGGCATTTTCAGCTAACCATTCACCTTGCTCAGCCGTTGCGTTAGCCGTAGGCCAAGGAATTGTGGAACCCGTTTGTGTAGGTACCACAGTAGCCAGTTCACGCATACCGCCATAAGCTTTTAATGCCTGTGAAATGCCTGGTGCAATTTCATCTGCAGTAAGATAACCACCCTCTGAACCTTGGCCAGTGCTCATCGTATTTTTAGGGCTATCAATACGAGCTTGTACTGCAGCGCGTTGATCTTCATTAAGCGCCGACATACCGCCACGTAGCCATGATGCGTACGCTGCTTTTTCTTGCTGAATTTGGTGCTCAGCTTCATCAGTAGAGATGCCGCTTTGATCTGCACGGTCTTGAATAGTTTGCTTTGACTTAGCCTGTAAATCGAGCACTTTTTGATGACGGTCAAGTTCACCATCTAATGCATCGATTTTATTAACCAGGTCATCGTATTTTTTTTGCTTGTCATCAGTCCAAGCTTCATCTTTTGGATGATCTGTGACTAATTGGTTTAGGGTGACAGCTAAACCTTTGCGCTGCTCCCGCTTATCTTGAATGCTAGGCATAATGTATTCCTCAATTTTAAGTATAAAAAAAGCACCTTTCGGTGCTTTCGATAGTGGTGCCAGCGGAGCTAGCTAGTTACAAGCAACATGTTGGCAAATCGTTCTAGCCTTTCACGCTGCGGAAATGTGTTTTCTGGAACTTTGGGCTCAGGTGCGTTTTGATACGTCGTTAAATCCCACGCTTTATTGGTTGTTTGGTCTGTGCTTCCGTCTTGCATAATGCTATCAACAAAGCCGTGCTCTAAGGCTTCTTGTGCGGTAAACCATGTTTCAGCTTGCATCCAGTTACGAACTTGTTCTTCACCTGCTTCTGTACGCTTTTCATAGTCATTTACAATGGTGTTATCAACTTTATCGAGCATGTCTGCTGTATCACGAATTTCTTGGGCATTACCAAGTGCTAGTGTCCAGGCATAATGGATCATATAAAAACCTGAATCAGCAATTTCAATTGTATCGCCGGCTAATGCAATGCGTGTTGCAGCACTTGCGGCAATACCATCAATATGAACATGAATTTTTGCAGGATGCGCTTTTAAACTAGAGTAAATTGCCGTCGCTTCAAATACATCACCACCTGGGCTATTGATGTAAACATCGATATCAGTGGCATCACTTACTGTGAGCAAATCACGCTTAATCATTTCTGCAGATACGCCCCACCAAGAGTCAATAACATCGTAAATTAAAAATGCGGGGCGGTTTTCACCTGCATTAGCTAAAGGTGACTGTTGTTTTATTTGATAGCCAACTTGCTCACGGTTTTGGCAGTTGTTTTTAATCAACTGCATTAGTTTTCGGCTGTTTCTCATGGTTAATTGTCCGTTTGTTGGTTGTTTGCTGCAGTGGCGTCGTAAGGTAACGCGTAACGACCACCTAGTTCTGGTAGATTTTCAAGCTTTCTCACTTCATCAATACTCATCCAGCCCGGTCCTTGCGAGCCACCAATCGCTTGACGGTATGCTTCGTTGCGATCTTTTAAGGTCAAACGCATTAAATTAGCAGCGATAAATTCAGCAAACATGGGCTTTTTCAAAAAGAGTTTGCGGTTTACTTCTTGCTCAAAGCGATTTAAGTGTGGCCCAAGCGTAAAACGCAAGAACGATAAGCCAATCTCACCAATGCCACTGCCCCAGGATGTTGTCTTTTGTTCTTGATTTACCATAAAGCTAGGCAGACCAAACGCACGTGCTATGTCTGTGATTTGAAATTCGCGTGATTCAAGTAGCTGTGAATCTTTGGCTGATAAGCTTAATGCTTTAACATCAGTGCTTTCATCAAGTACTAAAGGAAACTTAGCGTTTTCTACACCGCCATAAGCTTTAACCCATGCAGTGCGAAACTTTTCCTTTTGTTGTTCATCCCATTTGCCTTTTTTTACAACAGCTACGCGTTGTGTTGATCCTGATTTGAAAAACTCGCCACTGTGTTGCTCCATGGCAAGCTCAAGGCCAATACTGTTAAATGCGCCCCATTGAATAACCGACATAGACTTAAGACCATTAAAACCAAAGCCAGGAAAGTGCAAAATGTCATCTTGATCAAAGCCACGAGCTGTACCATCAAGTGTAAAAAAGTAATTTAAACGCCCATTGTTATTAACTACATTCATACCTACAGGGCTGATTGGTAATATTTCTTCTACATCACCGTTTCTATCTCTCAGTAAGACAGCAAACCCATCACCATGAAGCAGCATGCTCGATACTATAAACTCCCAAAATACAGCTGCACTCCACGCGGGTGTTGGCTGTAAGTTAAATAAGTTAGCTAAACTATGGTTTGGGACTCTTTGTTTATCGTTTTTTTCACTTTGTTCAAAGATATGAACGGGCATCTGAGCAATAGCGCCGGCAATTAAACGCACACAAGCAAAAACGATCGATACTTTCATGGATGTTTTTGGAGTAACAGCCGGACCTGCTAATGAAGGCATTACCCCAAATAGATCAGCCAAGGAATTAATATCTTGTACTGATATGTCGTTTTGCTCAGCTGTATTGCTGACTTGTGTCGTGCTTTTGCTGCTTGAACGACTTAAAAAAGGGATTTTAAACATTAGAATTCCAAAAACTCTTGGTTAGAACCATCATCTTCTTCAGGCTGCCATGAGCCTATAAAGGCAAGTAACATAGCAACCGCGGTATCAATCTTATTGTCTTTATGCTCTTTGACAGGCCTAATATATTTGCCGTCCATGGTTTCTTTCGCGATTACGTTCCCTAAACACCAGGCAAGAACAGGATCACCATTGTGGTGAATGCGGCCCTGCCTGAGTAAGGTTTCAAACTCACGCATAGCCGGTGAAAAATTTGTGTAGTTTTGCGCGACTTTTATTGGCTCAATGCCAGTGTTGTTTTGAACACGCTGTGCGATAGGTGCCGCACCTGCAGGGTCGTAAAACAAGCCTGTAATTTGATAATTTTCGTTATCAGTTTCAATCGCTCGTTCGACTTCATCGTAATCAATGCTTGTTCCATCGCACTCTAAAAGGTCACCTTGATCAACCCAGTCTCGGTAAATATCAATTTCGCTTGCTTTCGCTGCAGTGACATAGGTTTTAGCAAACAAGTAGTAGTGAAGTTTGCCATCAATTGTGCGGGTAAAGCAGGTTACATCGGCTGTTAAATCATCCGATTCAGATAAATCGACGCCTTTTGTTCCCTCATCTCCCAAGAACACATCCATGGTAATAGAGTGATCGGCAGCTGCTTTCCAATCTTCCATGTTAAGCCAACTTTCTTTTGCACCCACCCATAAATTTAAGTGTTTTGTTTTAAATGCATTTTGCTTACG